TATTCCTTAGACTTGTCCATTTCAGGGTTGTCAACTATCCAACTTTCGACAACTGTCATTCCATCGATTTTTTGATCGTGGTTTAACGTTGCGTTGTTTTGGTTTGAGTTCATAAAAAACAATTCACTTGCTTTGCGTACCGTTTCCTCTGAAAAGTAAATGTAAAACTCGTTGCCTTGTTCATCTTTACGGTAAATCTCTTTGTTTGGAATAAGTGAAGCACCCATTAACAAACGCTTTTCTGAATCTACTTCTTTGAGTTCTACTTCATGCTTAGCAAGTGCAATAAAGTTTTCCTCAATCGCTGGATTTAGAACAACTGAAACAGCGTTAATACCGTTCTTTTCTGAATTTTCATCGATAACTAACTCGATAATTTTTTTCTTATTCATACCTATTGACTTTTAATTTATCCGAATGTTGCGTTTTTGATGTGATTTCTGTCTAATTGTTGACCCGTTGTAACTTCGCTAGATACTACATACGCTTTAATCGGTGCGCCACCTAAACCACCTAAAGGATTTGCACCCGCATTTCCTACTATCTGAAAAGTTGGTGCGCTACTTGTTACAGTTTGAGTTGCACCACTTCCACTACCACCGATTGAACCGCCACCGCCACCACTAGGTGCGCCACCGTTAAATTTAGTTTGTGAAATTTTAATAATACTTGCTAAACCCGTAGTTAATGCAACGCCCGCTTTGAAAAAGTTTGCACCAGTCAAAGCATCTTGAGGAACTGCTAACTGTTGGTTGACCGCTTGATAAGTACTAATAATTGCTTGCGCCAAACTTAACGCCTTGCTAACTTGAAATTGTTTCTTTGCTTGCGCTTCACTTTTTGCACCAAATGAATCTACCAAACCTTGTAAACTTCCTAAAGCATCCGAAGCCATTTGTACCTTAGAATCGTGAACGCTTTTTTCAATAGCCATTAAGTCGCGCGCTTTCGCTTCTGCGATTGTTTTTTCTGCGTCTGCGTTTCCTTGCGCTGACTTTTCTAATTCAAAATACTTTTCGTTAACCGCATCAATTTGATTTTGGTATTCTGTTTGTTGTGCTTGTCGATTAAGTTCGGATAAGTCCTCAATCTTTTGCTCGAACTCGTTTTGTAAATCAATCTCATTTTGTTTCGCTTGCTTTTGTGCTTCGAGAATTAATGCGTTTTTTTCATTTTCCTTATCAAGTTCTAATTGTGCGTACTTTGTGTTAATGTCATTCTCTGCGTTTTTCTGCGCTTCTATTATTAACGTTTTATCTTGGTTATATTTTTCAGCATCTTTTAACGCCTGTGCGTACTTTTCTCTTACTGTTTGAATTTCTTGTTCTTGTTCGCTTTTTAAACTTGTCAAATACTCTTTTTGAAGTACTGCGATATTTTCAAGTGCTTGCTTTCTTTCCTCATCTAATTGTTTTTTTCTTTCCTCGTTTCTCGCTTTTCTTTCGTTGGCTAATTTAACCTCACTTTCAGATTTAATACCGTTTGCCTTTTCAGTCGTTTCAGCTTCTTTTTGCCTAGAAAATGCAACTTTATTAATTGATTCAATCTCTTTATCGTATCTTTTTTCACCCTCTTTAACTCTTTTCTTTTGTTGCTTATCTAAATACCCTACTGCATCATCTGTACTTGAGAAAGCAATTTTTAAACCAGCAACTGATTTATCTAAAAAGTTGGTTTGATCCTCTAAAGACAACTTCATTTTTTCTGCTGACTTTTGTGCTGACAATTCAAAAAGTGCGTTTGCTTGCGCTCTTAAAGCCATTGCTTTTTGATAATCCCCTACCTTTTCGTTGTAAAGTTTTTCAGCTTGTGCAAGTGTTGTAGCTTTACCAAACGCGTCGCCTAATGTTTCGTTGTAAGTTGCTAATGCTTCTTCTTTACTTATTACTCCCTCTTTAGCCATTTCAAATGCAGTACCTACCTTTTGAGTAGTTTGTATTGCTTCTTTTGCGCCTTGAGTATATTGTTCTAAAGTTGAATTATACGCTTTCTGTCCAGCACTTGCAAGTCCAACCGCTTCTGATATGTCATCCCAATAAGCTACAACCGTACCAAGTAAAACCACAAACGCCCCAATACCCGAAGCTAACAAAGCGCCTTTGATTCCTTTGAAAGTATCGCTAATAACCGCACCCAATTGTTTGAATGAATCTTTAGCCTCCATCAAACCTTGCAACCCTTGAGAAAGTGCCATCGCTGACTGAACTTTCAAAATCATTTTTTCAACGTCTTGACTTTCTACTCCGATAAGTCCTAGCGTTCCTTGAAAAGCTGAAAATCCATCCATTGCGCCACCAATTGAACGCGTTAATGAATTAAACTTAGCATCTGGATTAAAGGAATCTGTTAAATCTTTAGCATCTGCTATTGCATCTTTTAACTCCGAAGCACGTTTCGCAGCCTTAACCGCTTCGGCTGACGTTGCACCAAATTTCTCCGCTAATTGGTTAACCTCGTTTTGCGCTTCACGAAGTTGTGCCTTTAGGGATTTCGTTTGTTGTTCTACCTTGTCGAATCCCGTTGTTTCAAGTTCTAATTGAACTACTTTCTTTTCCATGCTAATTGTCTTTTAATCTTTTTGATTGAATCCTTTGTGCTTTTTGGAATATAATTAATCCCTTTTGCAATATCTATATTTTCTGAACAACCGTAAAACTCCGATTGTCTTAATAGTTCAATAATATTTTTTATCATGGTTCGTAAATTATTAAAGTTGAATTTTCTAGTGTGCCGTTTTTATAAGTGTATTCGGTATTTATTTCAATCAAACTTGAACTTGTCGCAGTCGTGTTAATCAAAATATTTCCCTCTGAATTTAATTTTAAACCCGTTGCATAAGTATTTTCGCTTATAGTTAAGTTTCTATCTGCCCAACTTAAATTAACTTCTACAACTCCGTTAGGAAATTGGATAGGCGTAACAATTAAAGGCTTTTTAACTATTGGTTTAAATTTCTGAATATTGATAGGTCTAAAATCATTTAATAAAACTAAATCAACCTCTGTATTTGATAGGTTTGTAGTCATGTTATTAATGATGTATCTCTTATCTCGAATGATTAATCTATCGTTCAATTTCAGTTCAACCAATATCCACAATGGTAATTTAGTTTTTACGTATGTAATTCTATTCTTTTGTTGAAACAAGTTGTTTAGATACGTGAAATAATAAACCATAAAATTAGAGTTAGGCACGGTAGTATTCAGTAAACTTGAAATATCATTACCAAAGTTCAAAGAGTAATTAATTCCACTACTCAATAAGTCTTGACCGAAAGGTAAATAACTTGTTTTGGTAACGTGACCACTTCCTAATTCAAACTTGAACGGATCACATGAAACAGAATCGTATAAATATAAAATTGTTGGTTTTGGAATGTATGGTTTATAGTCAGGATATTTTGTAAGACAATAACCTACTTGAATACCCGTTGTTTCAAACTGTTGAAATAAGATATTTTCAAAAGGTAACTTGATATTCAATTCATCTCCATCGTAAGGAAAGACGTAATCCAGGCTTCCGTACTCGCGCGCGAAGTTGTCCGCAAAAGTACGATTCATAAATGATTCACTTTTTTCGTGTTCAAAAGAAATCTTTTTATAAAGTTTCACGCGTTCAATATCAATTGTGCTAATGTCTGTAAATGGTGTAATGTCGTAAACGTTACCCATCGCATACCAATTCTCCAAAGGTTCAGCTTTCCAAGTGTTTAACCCGTTACCGTAAATAACCATATTAAACTCTTTTAGAATACCCGTAAGAAAGTCGTAAACTTTCATGTTAGGCATATTTGAGTTAATATCTAGGTTTCCCGTTAATACCGTTGTGCTTGCATCTGCTGTTTCAAATCCCGTGAAAGGTGTAATTGTACCGCCTACATTTTGTAAACCGCTAAACTGCAAAATAACTTGTACATCAATATCCATTACAACATCTGCGCGAAGTTTGAAAGTTACATTTTGCGAAAGTCCTACAACGTTTTGAACTTGCATAATATCAACTGTTCCTATTCCTTGAGCAGTTATGGTAGTTTGTAAAATACCATTTGAGTAAACATCTACATAAAAATTAGAACCCGTTACAGTTGGAGTACAATCTAAAGCAAGTGTCCATTGACTAGATAAATAAATAGTCCCTGACGGTGGTGCTAAATATTGTAAAATCGCTTCACTCAATGATAAATTAAAAAGTGACGTATCTGTTGTGCTGACTAGGATTAAATTTTCTGTTGAAGTCTTAAATGAAAATACATCTTTATTTTTAAGATACAAATAAGCATTGTAGAAGTTCTTTGAACTAGCAAACAATGAATCTAGCGTAATATCAAAATAAGACTGTATTGATTGAAATATTGAACTGATGCGAATCGCTGGAAATAATTCACTAACATTAATTGCGCCTGCGTTAACGTCGATATTATTTGAAGGAGTAGCACCATTATAATCCCAAACCCTTTGAGAAGTAATTAAAGGATAACGTACATCATAAGCGGTGTTATTGCATCTATCAATAACATTCGATTCGTTGTAAATATGTGTAAATGCGCTATAATCTAATTCGCTTAGTTTTGTTTCTCCTAAAATATCCTTGAGGGAAACTAAATCCCCGTAAAAGACTATTTGATAATTTTGTACTTGACCATTTATTAAATTGGCTTTCTCAAGTTGTATTTTACCCGTTCTAAATGGTACTAAATCAATCTCAATACTTGCATTTCGTCTAATATTGTAATTTAAAATATTCCCGTTATAAACATCAACATCGTTTTGATAGAAATGTTGCATTATCTTATTATTATTCTCGCTTGCTGGAATAGTAAAAGACTGCGTGAAATCTGTTTTTGTACTATCAATATTAAATACATCTTGTACGCTAGATTGAACTTTTACTTGTTCATCCTCGAATAACTCCAACCGTTGACCCTCAATATAAATTTGTGCCTTTCTCATTATACAACTGAATTAATTGAATCGTAAGCGTACTTAAATTCTAATTGATAATTGATAAGATTAATATTTAATGAATCCTGAATATCTAAAGTTTTGGTTAAGCAAATCGCAGGACTTCCGTTAATCAATATTCGTTCACTCAATAAAAGTTGTGTTAAAACTTCCGAATAACTTTCATCAACCCAACCACTATTCATTTTAACCCTATCGAATCCGTTAGTATTAAAAGTCTTTTTTTGTCCCTCCTGAATATCGTAACTTAATAAATCTGCTTGTAATAAATTGTATTCTGTATTATTAATTTCTAAACTTCTATAACTTGCTTTAAACATGAATGTTCTTTGCCATGCGCCGTATTTATTTACAAAATCAATCGTGATAGGATTGTAATAACATTCAATTTGTGGTTTAAAAATATAAGTTGATAAAACTGTTGAACCGTTTAAAATTTCTAGCTTGTTACCTACTGCAATATTTGCTGAAATAACGCAAGGAATATCTACAAACTTATTACTTCCAAAAGTCCCCGTTGTAGTCGCTAGTGTTGATAAGTTTGTATATTTGTAAGTGTATCCACTAGTCGCATACAAAGTAAATTGTCCAGCTTGTCTTAATTGATTAACTGACGGATTAATAGTAATATCATAAGGATAGTAATAAGTTCCCTGAATTAAAAAGTAGTTTCCATTAATAGGATTTTGACCTTGTGTATAATTTCCATATCCATCCACTCCAAAATAAGTCGTTGTATCTAATAACGTTCCATCTGCATATCTTTTTACTTGTACATTGCACCATTGTGAACTAGGCGTATCAATTGGATAAGTAGGATAGATATTTTGTCTAACTGAATGATCTATAAATTCACGTACATAAGGCGAAATATTATACTGTGTCAAAAAGTTTGTTGTACTTGGTACTAATTTTGAAAGTACATAAGTAGGATACGTAGGTGCTGAACCCGAACCACTCCATAAAAATACATGAATCTTTGTGTCTGTACTTCCTATCTCATCAATTGAGATAATGTAGGGACTTCTAGCATTAATAATATTAGGCATTATTTTAAATCTTTAAGTGAAAATTCCATAAATTTATCTAAATCTAACCCGTACTTTTCTATCAGTTGGTTAGGTAGTTTCTTGTAATACTTTTCAAATGGTTTCGTAAAAAATAAACTAGGTTTGATACCGTTGAAATAAATCTTTCTAGCTATTAAAAATTGGATAGACTTTCTAAATCCAACTGCATCAACTGTTCTTCCCGTAAATTTTCCGTTCTCGTTTCGTGGTGCAAGTCCTTTCTTTACAATCCATTTGTCTAATGCGTGTGTTGGTGGCATTTTGTTTGTGTACTTATACGGTGTATTATATTTCTTTTTAGTTCCTGAAACTCCCTTGTCTTGGTATAATCCGTATTCTTCCATCTCAAAGTCAAACTCAAAGGAATTTTTAGAAACCTTTAAATTTCCACGCAAAGATTTAGACAACTTTCCGAAAGTATCTTTACGCATTATTCTAAGGTTATTTCTACTTTCCTTAATAACTGCATCCCTGAACTTTTCTAGTTCTTTTCGTACGTTTTCTAATTCTTGACTTTTTTCCATTGCGCTTCTTCTACTTTTGCTTTGTCGTGTTCAAAATCTAACTTGGTTAAACATTTAAGAAGTTGTAATTCCGTAATCTCGTCAAATCGTCTAACGTCTCCTTGAGCAAGTTTATCGATTGAGATATACCATCCCCATTTACTGCTGAATTGTGTCTCAATGCTGAAATCATCGTTTTGCTTTCCATTTGTTTGCTTAAATAGGTTAGGGAATGCGTTAATAACTCGCTCTCTAAACTCCAAAAAAAAACCTTTGCACCTAGTACAACGTCTAATGGTGCGCTTTTCATCACTTCTGCGTAAGTATTTGAACCCTGATAAGGTTCTATTTCGTAATAATCTTTTTTGTTCTTTACAATTGGTCTAAACATTACCGCCATTGCTTTATGTAAGTCCTTATTTTCTTTCAAATTGTTCTCTAAGTCGATATACTCCCCACTTGAAATATTCTCTAGGTTAGGTATAAATCCAAATTCAGTCTTACCAATAGTGAAACGGTTTATAAACTTGTGTTTATCTGTGTTGAATAGGTTAACCATGTGCGTAACAATATCCGCAACATCTGTAAACTTCATAAATTGTACATTCTGCATCGGTATGTTGCAAAATAAAGAAACAATCTTTTGAGATAAAAATTCCTCATCGGTGTTGTTTTCAGTTGCCTTTAAAAACTCCTGATATTGCATCAATGAAATCTCACTCAAATCGCTTGGTAAATTTATTTCAATCTTCATATTAAATAGACTTTTAATTTTTAATTCTGTATCCCTAGTAAACGTAAACTTTAGAACTCAATCCACCGCTTAATTGATAGCTTACTGCATAACGCAAAGCATCTAACGTATGGTTGTATAAATCAATCGGTGTTTTACTCTTTCTTTCTAACCAACAATAGTTATTCAACTCCTTAATCATTTCAATGCTTTCAGAATCTATAATCAATTCGTAATCTTGAAGCAAAGATATTCCGTAAATTACTGAATCTGGTCCTTTGACTGCGCCAACTATATTAAGTTTAGTTTGTAGTTCTGCAATTAAGCGTGGTTCTGCGCTATCTGCTACAATTAAACTGTTTCCCACATAGTTTGTATTCAGTTGTAAAATATCGCTTGTTGTAAGGTGTGTTTTGTAATAGTATAATTTACAGTAAATTTTCTTGTTTGCTTTGTCAATTGAAGTTTCAACTAACGTTGTCGGGTCGTTGCTAAACCCGAAATCCTGACCAAACACCGAAGTGCCTACATTCTCAAACTTTCCAATACTCCAATTTGTAAATATTACTCCCTCTGCTTTGTCTAACCACCCCCCTAATATTTGGTGTTGGTATTTGCTTGGGTGCTTTACTTTCATTTGCTCTATCTCGTTAACAAATGATTCAGGTAAGTGTTTAATGTTGTCCATGTAGGTAGTATGTATGTAGGTAGTATCTCCAATCGTTCCGTTAAATCCCTCGCTTACTCCTTTTTCTTCAAAGAATTTCTTGTAAATCCAATGTTCTTTTGTTGCGGGGTTGAGTATTAAGATAACTCGGTTTTGTTTCTTGTTGCTACGGATAGATAAATTGATTTTATCAAATGTATTTTCGTCTGTTAGTTCCTCTGCTTCGTCAACAATCCAATCTGTTATCCCTTGCAATGATTTAAGGTTTGCCGTTTGATCTCCTGAACTCGTTTTGATACCACGAAATAGAATCTCACTACCTGACAACCTATTGTAAATTTCTGTCTTGTTGATTAAGAAGTCTTGTTCACGTTGCATCAACTCAATCTTTTCCTTAAACTCTGGAATAATTGAAATATGCGCACTTGTCATTGTGTGCCGTGTGAATAGAATCTTTGTGTTTGCTTCGTATGAAAGTATTGAAGCGAATGAATTTAAAGCAAATGATTTTGAACTACCACGACCACCCGTTATAATAAAGTAACGAGCAGTCGAATTAAATAATGGTTTGAATTTATCATTTAGAACTATCAAAACTGAAAATATCTTTTAACTCAAAATTGTTAATCGTGTGTGTAGTATCAATCGTTTCTTTTGGTTTACCGTATGTATATTCGATAATTATTTTTGACGCACTTATTCTATCTGCGCTTCTTTGCTTATCATCTTGTACAATATTTGCCAAACATTTAACTGCATCAATAGAGTAAGGTTGCATTAAATCCCTAATTCTATTTTCTTCGTCTTTTGGTTTTCGACCTGAATTTGGTCTTACTCCGCCTTTTCCAGCCATTGGTTTTGTATTGGTTAATCAATCACAAATTACTTTGTATCTATATTGACTTGCGTTCCCTGAATAAATCCATTGTCCCGTTTCTTTGGAACATAAATCTTCTATCGCTGTTGTGTTGTAATCGAATAGAAAATCAAAGCCACCTTGTACGGGTGTGTTAACCTCGTGTCTTTCGTAACAGTTACATTTTGGTTCTGCAACTTGGTTAACTTCTTTCTT